AATGATTTCTTTTTCATCTTTGGCAAGAGACAGATTCTTGTCTACAGAGGTGCTTCTACTCCCGCATCCTTGGTTCTAAGCGACACAGTAGGCTCTATTGGGTGTATTGCAAGGGATACGATTCAAAGTATTGGTTCTGACGTTGTTTTCTTGTCAGATTCAGGTGTTCGTTCACTGATGAGAACAATTCAAGAGAAGTCTGCACCCCTAAGAGACTTGTCTAAAAATGTTCGTTTTGACCTAAATTCAACATTGGCAAGCGAGACATTGGCTAATTTAAAGTCTGTTTACTCAGAAAAAGAAGCCTTTTATCTGCTTGTTTTACCTGCAACATTCCAAGTTTATTGCTTTGATACCAAGCAATCATTGCAAGACGGGGCTTCCCGTGTAACTAAGTGGGACTCAATTGCTCCTACTTCTTTACGATCTTTGCGTAATGGCGACTTGTATATTGGTAAAACTGGGTATATCGGTAAGTATGGAACTTACCTTGATGACACATTAACGTACCGATTTGCGTACTACACCAACAATGCTGATTTGGGAAATCCTAACCAGATTTCTATTCTGAAGACTGTGACTGCCATTGTGATTGGTGGCTCAGACCAGTTTCTCTCAATCAATTGGGGATTTGATTACTCAGGTTCTTATCGTGCTGAGAACGTCTATATCCCTTCTCAAGCAAGTTACGAATACGGCACTGCTGAATACAATATTGCTGAATACACAAGTGGTGTACCAATTAAGACGCTAACAGCAAATGCTTCTGGTTTTGGCAAGATTGTCCAAACTGGATATGAGACTACTATTAAAGGGGTTTCATTTTCTCTACAAAAGATTGAAATTCAAGCCAAAGATGGCAAAATCGGCTAAGAGGTAAACCATGTCAAATTACACCAAAACCACTAACTTTGCATCAAAAGACAATCTATCGCCTGGCAATCCTTTAAAGATTGTCAAAGGTACTGAGATTGATACTGAATTTAACAACATTCAAACTGCTGTTGGCACTAAAACAGACAATGCTTCTGCCAATATTACTGGCGGTACTATTGTTGGTATTACAGATTTAGCGGTAGCTGATGGAGGTACAGGTGCTTCTACTGCTGCTGCTGCTCTGAATAACCTATTGCCTACTCAAACAGGTAACGCAAACAAGTATCTTCAGACTGATGGCACAAATGCAACATGGGATGCAGTAAGTCTTTCTACTGCTGACATCACAGGCACTCTGCCCGTAGCCAATGGTGGTACTGGTGTAACTAGCTCTACAGGGACAGGCAATGTAGTGTTGTCAAACTCGCCAACACTGGTGACTCCCGCATTGGGAACGCCTGCTTCTGGTGTAGCTACAAACTTAACTGGTCTGCCGATCTCAACTGGCGTTAGTGGTTTGGGTACTGGTGTTGCTACTTTCTTGGGTACTCCTAGTTCTGCTAACTTGGCTTCTGCCGTTACTGACGAAACAGGGTCAGGTGCTTTGGTGTTTGCCAATAGCCCAACTTTGGTAACTCCTGCTCTTGGAACACCCGCTAGTGGCGTTTTAACGAATGCTACTGGCTTGCCTATCAGCACAGGCGTTTCAGGTCTAGGAACGGGCGTAGCAACCTTCCTAGCGACTCCTTCAAGTACAAATCTAATCTCTGCCGTAACTGATGAGACAGGAACAGGATCATTGGTTTTTGCGACAAGTCCTACACTGGTAACACCCGCTTTAGGAACTCCATCTGCCTTGGTAGGCACAAACATCACAGGCACTGCTTCAGGTCTAACTGCGGGTAACGTCACTACTAACGCTAACTTAACAGGTGCAGTTACTTCTGTTGGCAATGCAACCTCTTTGGGTTCGTTTACTTCATCTCAATTAGCGGGTGCTTTGACAGACGAGACAGGAACAGGGTCAGCAGTCTTTGCTACCTCTCCTACCCTAGTCACACCTATCCTTGGAACACCCACAAGTGGCACTTTAACGAACGCTACAGGCTTGCCAATCAGTACAGGTGTATCAGGTCTAGGTACTGGTATTGCTACTGCTCTAGCGGTTAATACAGGCTCTGCTGGTGCGCCAGTATTGTTCAATGGTGCATTGGGTACACCTTCTAGCGGTACTGTAACTAACCTAACAGGTACAGCCTCTATCAACATCAATGGTACTGTGGGTGCTACTACAGCTACTACTGGTGCTTTTACTACGTTGAGTGCTACTGGTGTCTCAACATTCTCTGCTGGTACTGCGGCACTTCCCGCTATCACTACAACTGGCGACACAAATACAGGTATCTTTTTCCCTGCGGCTGATACCATTGCTTTTTCTGAGGGTGGTGCGGAGGCTATGCGCATAGATTCGTCAGGCAATGTAGGTATAGGCACTTCGTCACCAACACAAAAACTGCAAGTTGTTGGGAATGGTGTGTTTTCGAGTGGCTATGTAAACACAAGCGGTGGTGGAAATGGCTTGCGTGTTGATGGCGTAATTCTTGGTGACAGAGACCAAGACAACAACATTACTTTAATTGGTGGTTCTGATAATACTTTGCGTCTTCGTACTGGTAGCACAACCAGAGCCACCATTGATACATCAGGCAATCTTGGCTTGGGAGTTACTCCGAGTGCTTGGGGAAGTTCTTATAAAGCGTTACAAATCCCAGCGGGTAGTTTATCTGCATTTAGCACAAGTCAGTTTGGGGTAAACCAAAATGCCTACGACAGCGGAACAGGCACATTTGTATATGCTACAACAGCCGCAGCTTCTCGCTATTTACAATTAAGTGGTCAACACCTTTGGTACAACGCCGCATCAGGCACAGCAGGAAACGCTGTCACCTTTACTCAGGCGATGACGCTGGATACCAGTGGGAATTTGGGGGTGGGTACTACAAGTCCAAATGTCTCTGGGCAATCTGCTTCTGTAAAAGTTGTTTCTATTTCTGGTTCAGGAAGTAACTGGGGCGGTATTGAATTAAACAATCCATCTTCAGGCAATGGTTCATTGCTTGGTTTTGTTGGTTTTACAGGTAGCAATATGACAACTGGCTATAAATTGCCAGCTTATATTGGCACTTGGCTTGCAAGCGGAACAACAAACAAACAAGGCGGTGAGCTTCGCTTTCATACTCAGTCAGACAATACAGCAGGTGCTACAGAGCGTGCCCGTATAGACTCAAGCGGTAACTTGCTGGTGGGGACTACGAGTGTTTCTGGCACTGGAAAAATTACCACACAGACAGCCGATGGGTGGGTTCACGCGTTAAATAGCACTCAAGCAACAACCCAATATTTTTGTGATTTTAGATACAACGGTTCTGGTATTGGTTCAATTACTGGAAATAACACAACAACCTCTTACCTCACCTCATCCGACTACCGCCTGAAGAACACCATTGCACCAATGACAGGTGCATTGGCTAAAGTGGCTCAACTCAAACCAGTTACTTACAAGTGGAACGCTGATGGTTCTGATGGTGAAGGTTTTATTGCTCACGAACTTGCAGAAGTTTGCCCTAGTGCTGTAACTGGCGAAAAAGATGCTGTAGATGAAAATGGCAAAATTAAACCCCAAGGCATTGATACATCATTCTTGGTGGCTACATTAACTGCCGCTATCCAAGAACAACAAGCAATGATTGAATCACTACGTCAGCGTCTTTCTGCCGCTAATCTTTAAAAGGAAAATATCATGACTACTACTTGGACAATCACACAAACAGACTACTTGGTCGCTGACGGTTTCATCACCACAGCCCACTGGACTGCAACCGCAGTTGATGGAGACTACACAGCTTCTATCTACTCCACAGCATCTTGGCAAGCAGGAACACCTGTAATCCCTTATGCCTCCGTTACTGAAGCAGAAGTGTTGAACTGGGTATGGGAATCGGTTGATAAGCAAGCAACTGAAGATGCTCTGGCGGCTAATATCGCTTTGCAAAAGAACCCTGTTACCTCAACGGGCGTTCCATGGGGACAAGCATGAATCTGAATTTAGACGCAAACGAAGTGCAATTTATCTTGAACGTGCTGGGTGAGATGCCCGCAAAATCAGGCGTATGGCCTCTGATTCTTAAAATAAAAGAACAGGCTGAAGCGCAAGTTCCTAAAGAAGCGGAGTAAGTTATGGCTATATCTGATGCAATGCGTTATCGAATGAATACAGGTGGTTCTGCGGAAGACCTGTATGCAACTATTCGTGATTTTCTTGCGGCAAGTCCCGATGCTGCCGCTACTCAAGCTGCAATGCGTCAGTATGGTATTTCTGGTGAGGATGTAGCCAATGCAACTGGTGGTAAATCAGGTGGATTGCTAAGTGGCAATATCTTAGCGGGTGCTAGTTGGAATAGCTCGAATACAGCTTTACAGAACCAACTGACTGAAGCTACTGGTCAAGCCACATCTAACTATGCGGTTGCAGGATCAACTACTACTGACACTCTTAATCAACTAAATACATATTTAGCGGGTGGTGGTCAGTTTGACCCTAACGCTACTGTTTACTTGCAAGCAGGTGGTGTTGACTTTATTACTGGTGTAGACAAGGCAGTTGTTAAAGATAACTTGAACCAGATTGTCAAGACTCTTGGTGAGCAAGGTGTTAATGTTGTTTTAACTGGTTCTCCTTATGCTAAGTCTGTTGAAGATGTAATCAATAATAAGTTTGATCCTAAAGTTGACCAGATATTCACAGATGTTGCCAAAGCTAACTCTAATGTTGCTTTAGTTGGTACTCAAGGTGAGATTCTGCAAAACAAAGCATTGTTGGTAGACGCTTTGCATACCAATGCTGAAGGTACGGCAGTTTATAACCAATCAGTTATTGATGCTTTATCTCAGTTTAAGAATGAAGTTCCATCTAGCACTCCACAAGCTATTGCACAAGTTTATCAATCAAACACTGTACCTGTAACTCCTCCAATTATTACTCAGGCTGCCACTATTCCTGTAATAGCACAGTCATTAGTTAGAGCAATTCCTAGTGCTCGTGGAACTGTGATTGAAGGTGATGACATCGAGGCACAGATTGCAGGTGTTCCACAAGTAGTTTACCAAACACGAGTTGACCCAAACAACACAGCTAATTGGGAAACATTTAATCCTACAACTGGCGAAGTGATTGACTCAGGTACTTTTGCAGGTGGTGGTAGTAAAGGTTTGTTGGCTGCTGCTGCGCCTGTGATTGGTTTGGCGGCCTCTACAATTGGTCTGCCTTTTATCTCAGGTCTATTAGGCGGTGCTACTGGTTTGACAGGTTCTGCCTTGGCTGGTGCTACAGGCGCAACCATTGGCGGTGGAACAACTGCAATAGCAGGTGGTACAGGACAAGACATCCTTAAAGGTGCTTTGCTTGGTGGTGCGGCTTCTTATGGTGGCTCTTTATTAGATAATTATTTGAGCACTGGTTCTACTGTTGATGCGGGTATTACAGAACGTCAATTCGCTATTGCAGATGCCAAGAACTTAGCAAGCCAAGGCTTATCAACTACTCAAATTGCTGATACTTTGGCGGCTGGTGGCTATGGCGATATTGTTATTGAAAGAGCGTTAAATTCCTTAACAGGTGCTGTTTCATCAACATTGCCAATACCTGGTGCGGTAAATGTTACTGGTACTGCTGCTCCTGCGGTAAGTACGGGTGGTTTATTAACCAGTGTGGTTGCTCCAACAACTCTTACAACTGCACCAGTATCCACTGCAACAACTGCTCCAGTAACACAAGCTGGTACTGTGAATGTAACTGGTACAGCACAGCCACAAATGGTAGATCAAGGGACATTAAACTTGGTTGCTAGTCAGCTTGCTTCTAATTTGGGAACTCCTGCTAATTTAGGAACTTCTACTAATCTAGCAAATGTTGAGATTACAGCGAATAGACCTGCTACAACTACAGAGATTGCAAATGCAATTCTTGCGACTGTACCAAATGTAACTCTTCAACAAGCACAAACTCAAGCACAAGTATTGATTACAAGTGGTCAGAACTTGACTACCAATGACTTGATTAGTGCTGTATCTTCTGTATCTCCAAACATTACAAATAGTGTTGCAGAGCAGATTATTACTAGCACAAACTCAACTGCTATCCCGTCAGTAGTTAACTCTTTAGCGGCAGTTGCTGCGTCTACAATTCCTTCTAGTTCGATTCCAACTCTAAATGTTACTGCTCCAAGACCTACTATTACCAGTGATTTAACAACGGCAGCAATTCCGTTTATTCAACCAAGTACGCCATTAACATTGCCTGAAATACCAAGGCAAACAACAACGCCAACAGCATCCAATCCTTTGCTAAACACAGCAGCCTCATTGGGATTGTCAAGTTTGTTAGGCCCATCTGCTGCTAACTTGATCTCTGGCGGTCTTGGTACTGCGGGTAATCTTTTGCAGATGCAAACATCAAGAGAAGCGGCTCAAAGAGCGCAAGCAATGATTGATGCTGAAACAAAAGCGGCTAAAGATGCGGCTCAGTTTAGACCTATTGGCATGACCACAAGGTTTGGAACATCTCAGTTTGGCTTTGATCCTGTAACTGGTAGGTTGTCTAGTGCGGGTTATAACTTAACACCAGATGTTAAAGCCCAACAAGATCGCTTCATGGCTTTGTCTAATCAAGGTTTGACACAAGCTGAACAAGCACAATCTCAGTTTGCTCCTCTCCAAACAGGCGCACAAAGGTTGTTTGGATTGGGTAATCAATACTTGGCTCAGTCTCCTGAAGCAGTTGCTCAGAACTATCTAAATCAACAGATGGCTTTGTTGCAACCAGGCAGAGAGCAAGAATTGGCTGCTTTGCAAAACAGACTCCAACAACAAGGTCGTGGCGGTCTTTCTGTGGCTCAAGGTGGCACTATGGGTGCTACTACTCCTGAACTGCAAGCTCTGTATAACGCTAGAGCTGCTCAAGAGGCTCAATTGGCGGCTAATGCTCAACAAGCGGGTCAAAGGGATGTTTTGTTTGGTGCGGGATTGCTTGGTCAAGGCTCACAAGCTATGGGTCAATATTATGGTGGTCAACAAGCCGCTTATGCACCTTATACAGCCGCTTTGGGACAAGCACAAACCTTGGAGACTTTGGGTCAACAACCATACAACATGGGTGTTAACTTGGGTCAGATTGGCTCACAAGCAGGGTTTAATGTTGGTCAACTAGGCTTAAAAGGAGCGCAATTGAGTGCAGGTTTGGCAACAAGTGCTGATGCAACACGCAATCTTTTGGCTCAAAGTTTAACTGCCGCAGGGAGTCCTAATGCTCAGTTTGGTCAAGCAATTGGCAACACGCTTGGTGGATTGTTTGGTGGTGGATTGCAATCTGCATTTAGTGGAACAGGTTTAGGCTCTTCTGGTTTTGGAACTGGTTTAGCTTATGGTAATCAAGACCTTGGCTTATTCTTGTAAGGAATCATCATGGCAGAAAATATCGTAGCGGGTCTGTTTGGTTTGACTCCACAAATGTATCAAAACCAACAATACCAACAAGACTTAAATCGTGGTATCTCGATGGCACAACTATCGCCTGGTGCTGCGGCTCAAGCGGGTCTTCAGGCTAGTGTTGGTCAACTAGGTCGTGGATTTGCGGGTGCTATGGGTATAGAAGACCCACAACTAAAGATGATTAGCACTCGTAACGCTATTGCCCAACAGATAGACCAGACTAATCCTGAGTCGATCCTAAAAGGTGCTCAGATGTTGGCACAGATGGGTGACCAACAAGGTGCTATGGCTTTGGCTCAATATGCTCGTCAAGCACAGAGTGAGATAGCTCAAGCACAACAGCGTTTGGCGGCAGGTCGTGCATCTATGGCAACAGAAGCTAAAACTCAATTATCTATCAGACAAGAAGAGCAGTTGCGTGATGAGTTGTCTAAGTTACCTCAAGGTGCTACGCAAGATGATGTTCTTTCTGTATTAACTAAGTATGGATCACCAGATAGAGTTATTGCGGCTTTAACAGCAGCTCAAAGCAGAACAGAAGCTACACAAGCTAGAACTGCAACAGCAGAAGCGGCTAATCAAGCTAAGATTGAAGCGGCTAAAACTGCGGCTGATGCCAAGATTGAAGCGGCTCGTGTGCAAGGTGCTACTGCCCTACAAATTGCTCAATTGCAAGCGCAATCTAAGAGAGACATAGCGGAATTAACCGCTTCTCTTAAAGGCCCAAGTGCGGCAGTTATTAAAGCTCAAGAAAAGGCTGAAAAGGTTGAAGAAGGTCAACTTGCTTTGGGCGATACAATTTCTACAGCAGAAACCTTAGTCAAAGATTTAGCCAAAATGGGTGGCATCACAAGCACCTCAAAAGGCCCACTTGCAAACTTAGTTACATCTTTGCAAACAGGAACTGTTGGTCAAATGGGTGGTCGTGTATTTGGTACTCCAGAGCAAGCTAAACGTGATGAACTAAAAAGCATCCGATTGCAGTTGTTAAATGCTGTTAAAGAAGCTACTGGCATGAGTGCTCAACAACTTAACTCCAATGTTGAATTGAAAACATACTTGGATTCTCTTGGTAGCGAAGGAATGACAAAAGAAGCAAACTTGGCAATCTTAGATAATCTATCAAGGCGTTACCTTAAGGGTGAAGCTGCTAAACCTGCAAAAAATAAGTCTGACCCATTGGGTATTCGTTAAGGAGTTTTTATGGCTACGATTGCTGAAATTCGTAAAGAATATCCACAGTATTCAGACATGACTGATACTCAGTTGGCAGATGCTTTTCATTCAAAGTTTTACTCTGACATACCTAAAGACACTTTTTATAGTCAACTTGGTATAAAAACAACACCTGTCTCGGGTATGGAATTGATGTTTGGTGTTGGTAGTCCTATCGCTCGCACGATTAAGGGTGCGGTTGTTGATCCTGCGTTAGCTGTTAATCAATTGTTA